TTTTTAACTACAATGTTACTTCTCCATTCATGACGACACGTTGGACTATCGCCCCACCAACCGCCACCGCGATTAAACACATCATATCCCAACCTATCGCTTATGCTCTCAATTTGTTGGCGGGTGTAAAACCTATCCAAGTCCATTAACTTTATACAAAATGCTCGGCTTGGATGCGCCGCGCTATTTCGCTCATTTGCCGGTACGATTGATTTCCATTCATAACTAAAACGAATGTCAAACTCTACGGATTGCGCTTTTTTATTTGCTGCCTTGCCGTTGTCCATTTCTTTGATTAAGTCGCTAACCGGCTTCAGTACTTTATAGCCTACTTTGTCTTTGTTTAACTCAATCATGCCCAGCTCAGTCAGTACGCCCAAACGTTCCATAATATCCACCGGCTTCATCCGTAGTGCCTTCGCAATATCTTCGGGCGGTGTTAAGGGTTGCTTTTTTAAGATTTCTAAAATCTGTATATCCCTAAAATCGTAGAACGCATCGTACGCGCTAAAGGTTACCGGTCTGCTTTGATGAACAACAAACTTATCCTTAGCTTCGCCATATTCAGCAAAGACGCTCATCTCATCGTCAACGCTTTTAAATTGCTGCTCATTGTCAATGCTTAACAATGTCGAAATCTCTGTATCGCCTAAACCTAGCGAACTCTTAAGTAAAGTCGTCGCTATTTCTTTAGTAATCTGACCGCGTCCAAATTGGCGAATAATGCGCAAAAGTTGCTGATGCTGTCTGCCCGTTAAATTCTTAATATTTTCGTTGACTAGCGCCTCAGTAGTTTGTCCTGGTGCGGCTTCGCCTTGCGGTGCTGCCTCTTCTAGTTTAGGGAGTCCCATCTTATCTCTGATCTCGTCCTTAGTCATTACTTGCACCAAAGTAGCTTCGCTAAATTCATAACCAATCGGCTCAACGGGGATAATTTTTAATTCCTCACCGCCACCAAAATATTGCAACAACATATTGAATGTCGATTCAATAAACATTTGACGATCGTTAACATATGTATTTTTGAAAATTTCGTACCCATCCCTCAACTCGGTGCGCGTTCCCAATTTACCAGGCTCGGCAATACCAAAAAGCGATGGCGATGTGATCTGATGCCCAGCGTAAATGTTTTGCTGGATCATGCTATCCACGCGGCTAAAATCTTCCTTTGTTAAATCACTTGCGCCTAAGTCGTCAACAATAGGCTTACGATCTGCATTTTGTACAAATGACAGAATAAACTTTTTACCATCTGCACCGCTGAATGTATTTTCAAACGCCCTAGTTACTTTTTTCTTTTCATCATCGCCAGGCTCACCATTTGGCAGCGTGATCAACTTTGACGCACTAAAACCAGTCAACGCATTGCCCAAAACGTGCTTACTTACCTGAACGTCTGACTCAATATAGTTAAGCGAAGGGAAGTAAGACGGCAGCGCGTAAGTATCTTGCCCTGGTCTGTAATCTTTAACGTAAAGAATCTGCCTTCCCGCCTTTACATTTGGATTGAACGCTGGTAAAATCGTTGGCTCATCGCGGTGATTTTTCCAGTCTTTTTTATAATAGAACTCAGTACAATCTTTATTTGTCCTGATCTTAATGTAGTCCACATGACGTAGTTCTGCAATATCCTTTCCGTTTATTGCCCATATTACTTCAAGGTAATAACCGCCAAAAAGTTCGATATCAAGCGTAACTTTTTTAAGTATATCATTCAGCGACTCTACCGGATTTGGCTTTTCAAGCATCTTATCGTTGCCGCCACTCCAGCCATTGCCGCTGACGTAGTTTGACTTACCGCGCACAATAGCGCCATGCTTACTTGACTTATTAAACAATTCAAGCAAGTAGTCCGGATAGTCATTACGATCTCCGAACTCAATATACCCTCGGCCTTTACGTTCTCTGTATTCTGGTTGGCGGGCTTCCGCGAACGTCAGAACTACAACGTCATTGGAAAATGAACTCATTGTTTTTATTTCTTGTGATGTATGTTAAATCGGTTTCGTGAAATATAGCTATGCCACTCTCCAACATTACTTTATTTGTTATGTCTGTCGTATTGCCTGATGTCTGATATATCTGATATTCATATTGCCCAGGCTTACCGATTAAATTGCTATTCACCGTAAACTTATTGTATCGGTATTTATATTGGCTTTGATCGTCTGCGTTTAGTTTTAAAAACTTATATTCATCGTTGGTTGTACGATGCGTAAACACAAAAATATAGTTCGGCGACGTTAAGGTCTGCTTTTCAGTTAACGTCATGATAAAAGTATTATTGCCTGTGTATATGTTCAACATATGTAATAAATAGCAAGTTTACAAATTTTTATCATTTCGCAAAATAATAAAAAACCGCCCCAACGAATTGAGGCGGTAAACTTAACCTATGACAACGAAACAACAATCAGTTGTTATGGTTGCAGCGTAGAAATTACGCCACTTGCTACTTCCGGAGCCAGTTCTTTCTCTGAACCTGAGAAGGTCAAAGAGTATCCGCTTCTGTCAGTTGCAGCCGTTCCGCTTCCGCTTGTTCCGCTTAAAAGATCAAGACCGGAATAGCGACCAGCTAACCAGTATTTTCCGTTTTTATCTTTAATAACGGCCATTAAGTTATTCTTAGCCAACAAAAGAATTTCATTTCTCATGTTAACCTGGAGTTTGTTGATAACAATTACCAGCTGCTGATCGTAGTTGATAGTTCCGTTTTCGATATTACCTTGAATATTCTCAGTAAATGAAGCGGTATTCTTAACAAGTTGATACTTGTAAAACTGCTTACCAGCTGCCTTTGTAATCGCACTTACCACTCCTGATGCTTCGGTTATAGCCGTAACATCATTGTAAGGAATGAACCAAACGGCTTCAAGACCGCCTTGTGAGTCCTTACAATCTAAAACGTAGTTTTGTGTTAATGCGCAAGACATATTTTTTATTATTTAAAGGATAAGCGGCGAACCGCCTATCCCGTAGTGAATAATGATTAAACGGTGAACTTCACAACCTCAGCTGGGAACGCTACGTTTACACCGGCTTTGAACTCGGCAACGAAACGAACTTGGTCAGCTTCCTTCGCATAGAACAACTCGAAACGTTCTTGCTCATCCAAAAGGTCAGTACCGAAGAAAATGTTTGACATTCTCATGGCGTAAACCTTTTTAGTTCCGTTCAAGCCTGGTGTAGCCACAACTGTGATTTGTGTACCTGGCAGAATGAACTCACTATCTGCTTTAACGTTTAAAGAGTAGTGGAATTGGTTTGCGTTCTTAAGCGCGATGGTGTAAGTACGGAAAGTATCCATTCCGCAGAAAATCTTAACATCGTCTTTACCAACAACCGCAGCTGGGATAGCAGCGTAAACCGCATCGAATACTGCGATAACGTTTGCACTTGTGATGTCAGTTGCAACAGTAGCGATGTAAGGGTTTGCATTGGCTTGTACCGCTGAAGCGTTTACTTGCTTAATCAAACCATCGAAATGCAATAACTGAGAGTTTCCGCTAGTGATATCGCCTTGCCATACCGCAGCTTCAAGTGCGTCAGCAATTTTCTGAGCTTTACGATTAGAATACTCTTCAGCAAAGATCATTGAATCGTAACGGCTACCGCGTGGAAGAGCCTCTTGTAAGTATTTAGCTTCAAGGTCTTTTAAGCAAAGCGCTTCGTTAACTTTAATTTTACCAACAGTTACAGTACGCTGAGTGAATGAAGTTGTACCTGATGCAGTAAAACCGCAAGATGCACCACTTTGGAAAAGCGTGTCTGTGTCCATGATGTTGATGGTTTCGCTTGATTTTACGCCAACCATAACGTTTGAAGATTGCTTAATTAAGTCAATCGTTTTTGCTCCTAATACTGATGAAGTTACCAGTTGTTGAGCATTTTGTTTTGTGTAATCCGCTAAGGATCCTACGCTAAAACCCATTGTTTTGTGAATTTAAAAATTAAAAATTTTGTTTACAAACTTTTCGCTCTCTCTAAAAAGCGATTGATTTTATCGTCTTTTGACGAATGAAATTTCTCAGGTGCTACTGGATCAGCGGAAGGTGCTGCAAAAAATTCTGTTAATACATTGCTGAGTGCGATTAATTTGCTCTCACTTGCAGCAACCATCGCAGAAAATTCAGCGGCTTGTGCTTCCATCTTTTCTTTGTAGTTTTTACCCATTTCCTCAATCTTGGCTTCCATTTCCTCAACCTTCTTTTTCAAAAGTTCGGTTTCGTTTTCTTTTTCAATTTCCACTTCGATTTTTGGAACTTGTATCTCAGTAATAAGACCAGCTTCATCGGTTGTGATAACTGTTCCATCGCTTAGAATGTGATCACCAGCTGGAGCCGGAATTTCACCCTCTGGGCCTTCAACGGTTACCTTACCACCAACGGCTAGGTTGTCAATCATTACTTTTGCCCCATCGGCAAGTTGATACTCTTTGAACTGCTCTACCGGAGTCGCTGAAGCCGCCTCTTGCGGGTTCTCGTCTGCGAATAGTGCCTTGATTTGCTCTAATGCTTGTTTTGCGGTCATTATAAATGAATTATGCGGCTAAATAGTGCCGCATAATACTCTTTACCATTTGCTATTGTAAACCTTTATTTTTCAATGCTTTCAAGGATGTCAATAATCTTGCGCATTTTCTCTTCGTCTGTACTTACCTGATCCGCTTTAATGTAGTTAAATATCCCCTCAACGCTGAAGCCTTTATATTTGCCTTCCTTAATATCTTGCCAAACTTCGTCATTGTTTACCTTGTACGATCCAAACCAACTGCCATCGGCTGCGTCCTCATATCCCTTCATGGGCATCTTGCCTTGTTCGCGGTCAACTATCCATGACTCAAACATCGTAACGCCGTCAACAACCTGGTTTCCGTCGTGCATAATGTTAACGTTTGACTGATAACCTTTACGAAAAACTTTTTGAACGATTTTCTTAATCGTGTCAGGCGTAAAGTAAACATAGTATTCCCCAAAACTATCAAAGCGGAATATCGGCTTATTCGCCAACATCAAAGGGCCGGATATAATGCGCTCCTCTTCGTCTTGTATGGCAAATTGGCTTTTTTCGGCTTGTCTGATTTTAGACTCTGCCCAACTGAGCGCACTTGCGCCACCCCATGCGTCGTACATTAACTGACCGCAGCCATCGCCATATCCGCTTGACTTTTCAGCGTTTTGCTTATGACGGCTTAAGAATGAATACATACGCTTAATGGTTTCCAAAGATACCGGCTCACCATTTGCCAGTTGGTTGGCTCTTATCTTACCAACTGCCGTTCCGCAATCGCCCCATCCGTTTTCCTCTGCCCATTTTATAGCAGCCTTTGCGTTATTCTTAACCGATTCGGGATAGTCGCTATATGACTCAGCAAATTTTTCACTATCCCACTTGCTTTCGCAAATAGCGTACGCTTGATCGGTGTCTTTGCCCTCTTCGCCAACAATTACACCCATGCAGCGGCTTATCCATTCGTCATGGTTTTCCGTAGGCCCAGGTGCTAAAAATTCATCGGCTTTAAACATTTGGAACGTTTTTTCAATCGCTGGTCTATCGACTAGCGCAACGAAGTCCACTTCAACTTCGCTTTCATCATTCTCCACGATGTCAAGTCTATAAACGGGTAAATTATTTTTTTCCATATTCTGTTAAATAGTTTTTTTTTATCCAAATGTTGCTGCGCGGTTTATTCTACGGATGCGCTCTTGTGAATTGCTTACGTCTGACTCAACGACATAAGCGCGAGCGGTCATTGTGCCTAATTGGTTAACGCTTTGTTGAGATAATTGTGTCGTAATGGCCTGAGGTGCTTGAGGCGATATGGGTGCAGCGCCACCCGCCCCAGCCGGTACGTTTGATCCACCGCCACCGCCGCCAGGTACAGATGTTCTGACAATTCCCTTAACCGCTGCAAAACCTGAGGCCGCTGCGGTAATCGTTGCCGCTACTTTTTGGATAGTGCCAAATGGTTCAGGTATTGTCGTTTTATTTGCCCATATCTGCGTAATACCTTGATAAGTGTTTATGAGTGCTTGGGCAACGGCTAGGGCTTTACCCGCTGCGGTTTGCTTACCAACGATTTCGCCTAACTTTACAAAGGTGTCGCCGGTTATTTTCAGCGTATCTTGGAACGCTGCTTCACGCGCCATAGCCTCCTCAAAACGCGCCCTATCTAGTCGCGCCTGATCCTCTTTAAGTTGCTCCTCTGTTCTTATTATGTTTAACCTTGCGCTAAGTACTTTTGGCAACTCATTTATCTCAGCGTTGGTAACATCCCGAATCTGCTTTTTTCGGTTTTCAGTTATTTCATCGTTAATGCCTTCAAGTCTTTTTTTGCGCTCTTTGTAGGCTTCCTCTTCGGCTTTCAATCTTTTTTCTTCATCATCACTTACATCTTTCGATCTTTTTTCTAAGCCTTGCTTGTCTATTGATTGCAAACTTAATTGAAAACCAGCGCGTTGGTTTTCTAGTTTCTTTATATTACTTTCAGCCGCCGCAAGTGTGGCTGCACCTTCGGCTTCTGTTTTCTTTACATCAAAAACAAAATCAGCAACTTTTTTTGTACCGGCCGCTGCTAATTTATTTATCTCATCGTTTAAATTTATCGCCGTTACTTTTGCTAAACCTAGCGATTCACTAACTGAATTAACGGTTTTTAAAAGTAAATCAATAGGAGCGGCCAATATACGAAGCGGAACTAGCGATGCTTCAATGGCTACCCTTAAAACATTTTGTAAAAATTGATTATTACGCTTTTCTGCTTCAATCGTACCTTTGATGATATCACGATTTTTTTCCAGTTCGGCTTTGCGTAAATCTATGACCTTGCCAATCTGATCAACTTTTAACTTTAAAATATCCTTTTCGCTCTTTCCTTGTAACTTAAGTACATTATCTTGAGCGTCTAATTCATCAAGTTTTTTCTCTTCAATATCCGCCGCTTGTTTTGCCGTTGCAAGTCCATTCTTTTGCTCCTCATTTACTCCACTCACCGCCGCTTTAATGTCATCCCAATATGCCGCAATCGTACCCAACGCAATAACTAAAAGACCAATACCGGTTGAACCGATGGCAGCCTTTAACGCTTGAAACGCACCGACAACTTGACTTTTGATAACCGTTGCCAGCTGCCCAAAGTTTTTACCGATATCGCTAATAGTGGATAAGCCTTCAGACAAAGCAAGTGCGCTTTGTACTTTTAAAAGTTGCTCATTGACCTTTTCTGATTCAACACCCAATAAACCAATCGCACCTTGCACTCCGGCAAACGCACCCGCCGCAGATTGCAAAGCGTTTGAATACGCTTGAAACTTTTTACCTGGATCAAAAAGCGCGGCCGTTTCGTTTGCGTCTGCAATCTGATCTTGTAATTCAGCAACTCTTCGAGCTGCCTTTACCGCCTCTTCGCTATACGTTCCAAAGGCTTGTTGCGCTTCAATTAACGCTAACTTTGCTTCCTTTAACGCTTTTTTTGGATTAAAGGCGGCTTCCGTCTTTTGCTGCGTTTGGTCAAGTGTGTTGTTATATTGTTTAACGGAACTATCGTCAACCGATACCGTCGCTTTAATATTTACGTTCTGATTCTGCGCCATGCCTCTAAATAGTTATTTACTCGTAAGTCGTTTCAAGTACCCGTAAAAATTCGCATTTTGTCGTGTCGATTGTATTGAAGTCAACTATTTTGTTAAGCCTCCATAGTGCGCCATCTATATAAATTAACCGCGCAAAGTTTAAATTGAAAATATCTTGCTGCGTTAACTTTAAATAACAAGTTAATAGCTTACTATCTTTATTTGTGATCTCACTTACATAATCAAACCAAAACGCAGTAAACAAATTCGTCAACGGATATTCAATTCCAGCCGGTAGATTATAGTTCAATTCTTGCGGCGGTGCAAAGTTTATATCGCTGCTTGGATTCTTTGGATCGTCTAAGTTACCAGCATATCCCCAGTTGGTAGTTGTGCCGCGAACCGTTGCGCCATCGTAAACTATCCATGATGGTGCGCTTGTCATTTTCTTAGCTTGTAAAATGCGGATATTGTGTTCCGTCGCATCTTCAACTTGGTTAGCCGTTCCAACGTTTGATAACTTAACAATAGTAGGATAAACTTTATATTCACCATCATAACCTACTAGCGGTGTTGCTGAGAATATTAACTCAGCCGTTTGCTTATCATTCGCAAACGCAAAGCCAGTATCTACAATCCTATCCGCATAACCTTGCTCATATTTCTTTTGATATTGTTCGTTGTAATAATCGCCATCAGGCTTATATTTATATTCAAAGTACCGACCATTTAACTCACTCATTGGTCTAAGCGTCATCGGCTTTGCGCGATCAACCTTGTACGTCCAATCTAAATATGCAGACTCGCCAGGTTCAACGATTAAGTTAACACCACCCACTTCAACCTCCAATAAATCTCCAAAGTCATTAACCGCTAAAAGTACATCTTCGCCACGTTCATAAAATTGCGATCCCGCCTCAATAATTAAATGCTTTGACTTAACGCTATCCTCAAAAATGTAAAGGTTGAACATCTTGACGATTGACGTTATGAACTCACGTTGAAATATCCCTTTTGGAATATGTTGATTCATTTGGATCATATCGCCATAATTCACCGCGATGAGTTGCTCAGGGTTTGTACTTAGCAAAGTCATAACACCGGTATCAACCGTCCAGCTTGTACTATTTGCTGACTGCCTAATTTGTAGGGTATCGTTTTGGTTGAATGTTATATTATTGATGACAATACTAAACGCATACGATTCCGGAACAGTTGTCAAGTCATACGTTTCAAACGCTATAAGAGTACCATTCTTAAATACTTGTAACTGAATGTAAGGATATAAAATATTGATGTCATTGACAATACCATTTGTGCTTATGGATATGTCCGTTGTAAATGGTGTAGCGTTATTATAAGTAAACGTTCCGGCTACATAAGTAAAATCACCCAGCGTTGTCGGCGTCCATAATATAGCGCGGTCGTCAGCGTACTCATCCGCAATCGCCTCAGCCTCTAACGAAACGTTAGACTTTTGCCGCATCTCTTTATTATTCTGCGGAATGATTAAACGCCTAGCAATCGCCGTATCTAAAAATTCACTTGTATAAGTGTAACCAGCCGCCGTAATAATTTTATCGATTACCTCGCGCACATAATACGCTGGGCGCAATGCTTTGTACTGCCAATCTTTTTTGTTGGTTGATACTTTACCGTAGTCAATAAGCGGATAATAATATCCTGATCCGTTTATCGTGTTCCAACTATTGGTGATATTCGCAAATGTCCAATCGTGATTATATTCGCTAAAATCTAAGTCTTCAAGCCGTTTATTTCCTATCGTATTAGCAAAGCCGCCCAACTCACCAAAAACCGCGCATTCATATTCAATCGTTCCGCGATCTATGTTAATTTGCAGTAACCTTAAAACGCCCTTAAATATTTGTACGTTGTCAATTAAGATTAAACAATCCGCAGCGATAGCAGCGTTGAAGTTTACCCCTACATTCTCCTTCAAAGGATCGTAAGGATTGGAAGATGCAAACTCAAAAACATGACCAAATAGTTTGTTATTATTGGCCGTTCCTGGAATAACTATCGTTTTACTAAATGACGTATTACGACTCGCAAAGTCTTTAACATCGTCAATAGAATAAGTGAACTCCGCTGCAACATCGTCATAAACGTCAAGCGGTTGTTTTTGAATATATATCTTTGTGTTGACCATTATCTATATTGGCTATTCGTTTCAAGTAGTTCAATGGTGATGGCTAAATTGAATAACTTATCGCTGATACGTTTCTTTTCTGTCCAGTTGTTATCCGTAACAATAGCCGGATAATAATATCCGCCACGCTCCATGTAAACCTCAGGCGATGCGATTAATTCTTTAAGCCAGTTGTAATCCGTAGCGTTAACATAATCCGAATTAAGCGAATAATTTACTTTTTGCTTTACGGCAAATTGAACGTTCCCACCTATACGCTTTTTATAACTATCATATGGGCGCATCGTATTTGTATCTAGTCGCCATTCATTTTGTTGGTATTGTTTGCGCTCTATGTTCCGTATCTCACGATTGACTAATCTAAATGGCATCGTGTCGTACCCGCCTAACTGATTCAAGAAATGTAAAACAATAGTATCAAAGCGACTGCATACACGCTTTATGGTAACGGTCTTATCGTTTATGGTAACACTATATTGTTGCGTCGCATCTGTAATAAATGACGAACCTAAATATGTATTTATCGCAGCTGGCGAAACGTCAAGTATTGCGATACTATTTAAACCAGCCGCTGATCCGGTTGAAGTTGTAATGCCGTTGTTTATAGTTGCTGGGTAAGCCGTTACCGGATTTGATACTCCAAAACTTACATACAACTTTTCGCTTCCGGTTATAGTTAGTTCATTCTTATCCCTATTCGTTAAGTAGTCATTTAGTAATGGTTGGAAGTAACTCGTTGAATAATCCCTAAACGCTGGAGGCGCAAAGTTATAAGCCGAATAGTTGCCACTAGCTAAGTTTGGCGTAACCGTTCCGTTGATATCCTCACCGAACTCTATTGTATAGTCAATCTTATTGCCATTGCCGTTATAGCTGAAAAGCGTCTGCGATGTGTTTGGGTTAAAATAGCTGCTCCAATAATTACGCACTACATTGCCCACGTTGCAAATCCCTTTGTCGCTTGTTGGATCAGGGAATATACGCAGACGGCTCACCAGGTTGCCGCCTATCTTAATGTCAAAAATATATTTAAAATTAGTCGCCGCCGCATTGGTTGACGTTGCTACAAAATATAATTCATCATGCAATGATGGAAATGCCTCCGGCGTACTATTGATTGTAATGGCCATATTCTTATTCTCTTATTTAGTAGATAGATTATTTAGCTTCCTTATGCCTATGCTCATATCCGCACCAACAACCGAGGCCACCGCATCGTAAAATGTTTGGTTAAACGTATCGCGAATCGCATCATCAAAAAAGCCGGAACGTCTTAGTCCTTTTTTACGGATATTCGTTCCGATGGCATACGCTAAACTCTTTACATCTTGGCCTTGCGATAGTGCGCGGCGTTTGCTTTGCGTTGCCGCTGCACCAGCTACACCGCCACCCCTTGACTTTTTATAATTAACATTTGCGGGTGTATTGCGTATCTTTGCCCTATTTTTTTTGATCCATTGCTCTAAGGCTTTGCGCATCGATGGCCCAGGCGTTAAACCATTAGCCGCTTTAAATGAGTATGGCGATTGAGGTGCGCGATCTTGGCTCTCGATACCTTTAACACCTTCATTGACGAAGTCAGCATACTTACCGCCCTTGCCGCGATATCCTAAATCAATCTCTAAGTTATTGCCGTCAACACGCAATTCACTAGCGAAGATACTATCTTGCAAAGCGCCGGTTGAAATAAGGCTGCGACCATTCTTTGGCTTTTGTACATTATCCCGCGCATTTTGCACGAACACCGCAGCCGCTTCAATGAGTAAACGCTGCGTAAGCGGTAAGTTATCTAAGTTAGCCGTAAAACTATCGTCTTTGGCTAAACTATCTAAAAAGTTTGTGTTAAGTAACTTCGCTTGCGCTTGACTTATGTTTGCCATTTTCTTGCTTGTTCAAAGACAGCTTTTTCATATTCCGCCTTCGCCTTTAAATAGCTAAGATCGTTCAAAAAGTTCAACGCACTAAGATCCCAAACTTCAGCTAGTTTTATTCGCTCGTATTCGGCGACCAGAGATGCCTGGTAGTGCCATCCGTATACATCCATAAAACTTGGTATGCCTCCGCGGCTTGCTCTTCCGTCATCCCCTTCGCCATCATCTCCTTTATCAAATAGTCCTGAGAATTTTGCATCCATCTCCGATATACTTCGCAAAAAAAAACAACTGATCCCAAAACCGCTGGTATCGGCGCGGTCAGTAAGTCATTGGCGTACTCCTCATGCTTTGAAGCGTCATATTTTGTCGCTTTATATCCAAGCCATGTCTTACGCATCGGCAGTACCATTGACGCAGCAACGCGGTGAAGGTTCTCATCCGGATCCTTAGCAAAATGTTTGGTTTCAATATACCGCGCCGCACGAAGTTGCCTTACATCATAGATACATTTATACCGCGCCCCGCTTTGGCACTTGATGCTTTTCTCCGGCTTTCCTTGCGGTGGCGTATGTACAAAATCAATCTTGCTTAATAAGCCAAGCCGCTCACCTTCGCTTAAGCTAAGTATTTCGTTTTCGGTTCGGTTGAATAATATGCTTAAGGTTGCCGTTTCTAAATCTGCCACGTCCTCTTTGACATACAAATTCATTAATTGCTGCCATTGAAATACGGTTACGTCATTCCAGGTCATTTGTTTTTATGTTTAATTGTTTAAGTAAGTTTTCTGTTTGTCGTTCTGCCTCTTTATTATCCAACGCTTTACGCAGTACATAACATAATGCCTCAAGCGTTTCAACGTCGCTAGGTAAGCCAGTCGTATTATCTTCAAAAATAATATGCTTAAGATAGTATGCGTCATCGAATGTAAAGGTAATCGTTAAGTCTTTCATATTATTAATTAGCTAAATGAATACCGCCCGGCACTCTGTCCAAAGTTTTGATAATGCGACCACGCTAAGGCTAAGGCCATAACCGCGTCGTCATGGAATCCGGATGGTGCGCCATACTTCACACCCGTTGCGCTGAATTGGTATTCTATCGTTTCCAGTTCTCTTGTTATCACGCCCTCAGGGAATGTGATCTTACGTTGCTGCACCGCTGACACAAGGCCCAGCATAATTTGCTGCTTTGATGTACTACTGAATTTAAAACCGGTTACGTTAAGGCCATCGCTTTGCAAGTCCTCGACAATAGGATCACCCACGCCTGACGAGTCTATCAGCATCGGCGCTTTGGGTAACTTGCGTATCGCCTCACGCGTTTGCCGCCAGTCTTTTTGGAAGCGGTCAAGGTAGCAAACATTGCCTGTTTTATCTATGCCAATTATAACCGTCCAATCCACCGACTTCGCTAAGTCAATACCATAAGCAACCGGCTCGGCTTGGCTTTGCGGATAAGTACATTGTTGGATATACGATAAGCCAAACGGATTCGCTGCGTTCTCGCTAGGGTTCGCCATGTACTCTTGCTCGAACACCGCGATAGGTAGTTGGCTTTTCGCATCGTCAATCTCCAGCGGATCAATATGCGGGTTATCGTAAGTCGTAAATTTAAACGACGCCCAGCCTGGCTCTTTATTTTCACCTTTAAGGTATAGGCTATAAAAATAGTTTTTGCCCTTCGGTGTGCTTAAGAATAATGCGCGACCTCGATAGTCCGTTAATGTTGGCCGGATTGAATTAAGCCAACCATCTTCTAAGTTTGGAATGAAACTGGCTTCGTCAATAACTATTAAGTTAAACTTGCGGCCACGCAGATTATCCAGCCTTTCACCAGTAAAGAACTGTACCATGCCATCATTCGGAAATGCAATACTTAACTCGCTTCGGTTTGAAGGGAATGGAATTACTTTGGTAAGTTTATCAAAGAATGTTTTAGCTAGATTATATGTTGGCGTTATATACCCAACGGCTCCACCTTTTAATGCTTCAATAATTATTTCAATTTGGCTCAATTCACTTTTACCAAATCGCCGCCCACACATAACCACGCGAAATCTATCATCGCTGTCAATAATGGCTTGTTGATTTATATGTGGTTCCGGAAGTTCCAGGATCATAATATCGTTTTGCCCTTCGTGAATATAACCTCAATCTTGCCGTCTGTTGTAACCTGAGCCGTTTCCTTTGGCTTACCGTAAACTCTTGTAAGTAATGTTTCCAAAGAATAAAGGCTGCCTTTCTCCAGGCTTTTTTTCATAGCGTTGGCGATAGTCTTTTCTAGTATAGTTGATTTTGGATTATCCCATACGGCTTTAAGTTCGTCCAAGTCCATCGCCATCATACTTTGAATCGTATCGTTTATCTCAGATAGTTTATATCCACTCTCTTTTAATAAGCTCACATATTTACGCGGCCTACCGTTTGGATTCATCGTTTCTCCTTTCGCTGGTCGTATTAACTTACCGCCATTACGGCCAGGCATAAACTCAGGCATATCAATCTTTTTTATACGGTTGCCCGTTCTTTTTAATTTCTAAATTGGGATCAAGTTTTATCATTCTATCTACTATTACTTGGCAGTATTTAGGGTCTAGTTCCATACCGTAGCATTTGCGTTTAAGTTGATGGGAAGCTACCATAGTTGTTCCAGTTCCTAAGAATTGGTCTAAAATAATGTTTGATTCTTTTGTGAATTGTAATGCCCACTCTGATAAATCTATTGGAAATGTCGCAGCGTGAACATGAGAAAATTCATTATTTCTATTTGACGTGCCTCTGTAAATGTTTGGAATTGTTCCCCTAAAATTTGCATTTGGTATTGCTCTGCTAGCGTTTTCTTTTGAGGATATAAATAACATATACTCCCAAGCAGATGTCATTACGTTTTTAGCCATTGCAGGTTGTCCATGTCCTTTATCCCAAATTGCAACATCAATAAATTGATTCTTATATTGATATAAATATTCAATTAATGCAATTTTATTTCCTGCTAAACTTTGTATGTTACATATTAGATAATCTGCATTTAATAAAGCATTATTTGTAAAGCCAATTAATAAATTCAGATAATCTGATTGTTTTTGATTGTCGTTATATTCGTTATATTTATTATCTATTGTATGTGTATTTCCACTTAATGCCTCACTTTTACCTGCATTGTATGGTGGACTTGTAAAAGCCATATTAGCCTTTTGTCCATTCATTAGCCTTGCCACTTGGTCGCTATCTGTACTATCTCCACAAAGCAAACGATGCTGACCTATTTCAAATAAATCACCCAGGACAATATCCGTTGTAACTTGCTCCGGCATTTCGTAGTAGTCCTCTTGCGCCTCGGCTTCAGTTTTAAAGTCAGGTACATCCATTCCCCACTCTGTTAATTGCTCGGCGTTCCATTCCGCAGCTATCATTTGCCAATCCCACTCGCCATATCCTAAATTATCTTTTATGATAAACTCACGCTGCTGCTCTTCAGTTAATTGACTGGCTTTTATTATTGGCAGCTCAGATAGTCCAGCCTCTTTACAAGCCTTTAATCTCATGTTGCCACCAAGAACAATCATATCGTCATTGACAACGATAGGCCGAATGTTTAACATCTGAGGGAAATCCTTAATGGACTTGACGAGCTTCTTGAATTTATCGTCTTTAACGACGCGCGGGTTATTTGGGTTTGGTTTTATTTCGGATATCTTTACCGTTTCAATTGTCATGGTTATACGTTGTTTATACGATGTTTGAATAAATATCGCTTCGTTTTTTATTTTGGTCTTTTATATGAAAATGCTCCCTACACCAATTCGCATTGGCTTCCCCATACTCCTTGCGATAAATAGCATCTTTAGCTAGTCTTTTCATCTGACTATACCATTCGGAAGGATTATTAGCTTTTATAACGTGTGGGCATGATTTGTAAGGGTTTATATTGGATGCGATAATGGGTACACGTTTTGCCCCAGCTTCCAATACTTTTAAGTTACTTTTGCATTGGTTAAAAAAGCTATTCTTAAGCGGAGCTAGTGCAACGTCTGTGTCGTTGTACAGATTCATGTACTCAGCAATCGGCAGTATGTTCTGTATTCTAAAATTAGCTTTATAGCCACCTGAGTAATACGTTGCCATTCGATGCCATATAGGGTGATCTTGAAATCCGGAAATAATTAACTCAGCATTATTTCTGAATTCGCTATCCGTCTGTAAACGTTTTAACGCATTTTTAATATTAAAAACATCCTCTTCATGCGTTGATCCAGCTACATAATTAAATCGTGTACGTCCGTTTGATTCGGTTCGAACATCCGTAAATTGATCCTCGTCATATGGTAAGGCATTGGCCACTACGTCCACGTTATGTTGATTTAATGCTTTAACTTCAGCATAAAGTAATTCGTTGGTAACCGTTACAAAATCAGCGGCTTTAATGTATTCAATGATTTCTTTTGTAGGGTAAACGTCTGACAATATATGCCAGGGATCAAGTACCCAATAATCGTCAATATCAATGATTAACTTAAATCCATATTTCTTTTTATATTCCAAAAGTTCATGAACAGGTACGCCTTCAATCATTCTGTTAATGATCACAATATCAAAGTTATGACCTTTAAAAGATTCATCATTTAACGTGTCGCTAAGTCTTACATGGCCATCAATCAAGCCGTCTTGCTTCATATAGTGCAATGGTAACATAATGCGATGATACCCTACCGCTGAATTTTGTTTCGTGAATGCTAGGATATTCATATTATCCCCTCCTTACATAGTTTAACAAACATTTCATTTGAAGTATTGCATCCCATTCTGCGTTTTAGCCTAGACTTTACCATGCTGACCGTTGGCAAAGGTTTACCGGTTATTTGTGCCACTTGCTTATCGCCATGCCCATCAGCGTATAATTTGATCACTTGATAAACGTAAGGTGTAATTTTGTACTCAGCTAATTTTTCACAAAGTTGTTCCGTTGTCATTGGTTTTATTTTTTATAAGTTTCGTTATAGTATTGTTCTCCATTATCAAAATCTCTACCTGTTTCTTTTGAATAGAAATAAGCATAATCACCATCATCCCATGCTTTAACAAGTTGTTCCTTCTCCATTTGTTTGGCTTGTTCAAT